AATATTAGAACGTGGGCGAGCTAAGCTCCGGCGTAGCTAAGGCTCTGCGTAGCGTAGTGGTCCAATATTAGAACGTGGGCGAGCTAAGCTCCGGCGTAGCTAAGGCTGCTGCGTCGCGTAGTGGTACCACCCTCCCAGGGGTACACACCGCCGCGCGTGTCGTGAATTGATGCCGGAATCAGCCAGTTTGGCCGTTCCGGTGAGGTTTTGGAGAGAGAAGGTCACCTTCTTCAGCGCACTCCCACACGCCTTCCAGACACAGAATAAGGGGTATTTTGGGAAAGGGAAATTATTTCTCTCTCCTGACCCCGATTGAGCCCCCGATATATTGGGGTCTCATTTACCTATCGGGGTCTCATTTTTTAACCTACCAATTTACCTACTTACCATTTACTGCGCAGTAAATGGTAAAAACACACGAACAACTTGATACGTTGTCGTTTAATTTATTTTTTTAATATTTTCTTTTTTTCTTTTTCACTCATCAAAACCGTGACGTTTTAATTTCGTTTTTTCTCACGTTTCTAGCCAGTTTTTTAGTTTTGTTTCAGTTCCCCTGCGGGGCCATATTTTCTCAAGATTATTTGATTATGTGTGATGTTTATTATTTCTTTTTTCTTTTTTATTTCTTATCATGTATATATACTTGTATATATACAGTACATTAATTTAAGTTCTGCTAATTATTGAAATAATTATCTCCACTCATGTTTCTTTTCTTTTTATCAAATTTTGATAGTAGTGTCACTATCAAATATATATGGAAATCTAGTCATGTGGTTATTAATGAAATACGTGTGTTGTTATGGATCATATATTGATTTTCCTTTCAGTATATAATGATCATATAAATTCAGAACATTCATAAACAATATGACGATCAAATACGTTAATCAAAAGGGTTTAGTATTTACTATCAATGTCACATTGAGAGGTGATGAATCTATTAAGGTTTACATTCAGCTAACATCCACAAGATCTCCAGTTCTTGTGAAGAAGAAATTCATGCTTCCATACAAGCATGATGGGATTATACCTCCTTTCGACTTCAATAATTTGGAAGAGGGGATTAGGAATATCTTGGCTATCATGTATAGGGACTCATCGTTTGATGAGTTCAAGCAGGAAGACATGACGGAGATAATTGATATATTAATGATGCATGAAGCTCCAGTATTTGATATTCAGATATTTGATGAATATGGTGTATGTACCAATGTATCTGCGTGAGTGTGTAATTGATTTCAAATGAATAAAATGTTCGTTTTTTTACAAAGAGCAATTTTAATTTATAGGCCCAATATCAAATCTATTGGTCCAAGCCCAATTCTTTTTAAGGCCCAATTGCTACAAAAGGCCCATTTTTAGTCACATGTTTGAAGTGGGGCCCACTGCGTTCACCAGAGGCACCGCTCGCCCACGGT